GGTGGCATCGGGAACTTGCAAGACATTTATGATGCACTTTCAGGCGGTGAATTCAGTGAAAAAGGAATTGTGAAGTATGGACACGGCAGAAGATATTACAAGAATTATGAAAACAGGATTCTTGAAACGATAGCAAACTATGGCTCATTGAATGTTACACGGCCAGACCTTGTGGAAATGTTTAGAAAAGACAAGCCAGAACTGACAGCTGCACTGGATGATCTGATTGAAGAAATGGGAAAGAAGGTGGACGGCATTGACTAAAGCTGAAAAAGCAAAAATTGAAAAGCAGCTGAAGATTGATGAACTGCTTCCATATGCCTTGGGCATCCATGAATTCAAGTTCTTTGACATTGAAAGTGACAAGCTGCTTGATGAAAAGATTGAAGTGATGGAAGCTATCAAAGAAGGAAAAAGCATTTCAGAAATACCAAAATTTTATGATGTGTTGGAGCTTATGCCAAAAGAAGGCATATGGGATTAAAAGCACTATGTTACCGAAATAAATGTCGGGAACATGGTGCTTTTTTAATACAAAGAAAGGGGCGAAACCATGAAGAATTTTGCAAAATGCGCTGCAATACGGGCGGTTAAAACAGTGTGTCAGACAGCTGTTTCAATCATCGGGGTAAATGCAGCAGGAGTGCTTGATGTTGACTGGATCGGAGTTCTGAGTGCATCTGCATTGGCAGGTATTATTTCTGTGCTTACAAGCATTGCAACAGGGCTTCCGGAATGTGAAGGAAAGGAATGATGATCAATGGCGGTAAAAACATACAGCTTGAAGAAAGACGGAGAAAAGAAACTTTCAGACAACTTCCGTGTGCGTGAATTCCGGTGCAAGGATGGAACTGACAAGATTCTGATTTCTGAAGAACTTGTGCAGCTGCTGCAGAACATCCGAAATCACTTTGGAAAGCCTGTGACAATCAACAGCGCATACCGAAACGAAACATATAACCGGAAGGTCGGCGGTGTGAAGTATTCGCAGCATACTCTTGGCAAGGCTGCTGATATCGTTGTGAGCGGTGTTTCTCCGCTTGAAGTAGCAAAGTATGCAGAATCAATTGGAGCGGGCGGAATCGGCTTATATAAGAACTTCACGCATATTGATTCCCGTGTGAAAAAAAGCAGATGGGATCAGCGCAGCGGAAAGCAGGTTGTTGTTAATACGCTCAAGAAATAGATCATTTTCGTGATGTTTGCGGAAATGGTCTTTTTATATGTCCAGTTGCCGGAATGACATTTAAAAGCTGTGCTATTTGACTTGATGCAGTCATTTAAACAGCATCTTGTCAGCGGAAGAAACCGCACATAAAAACATGGACAAAAGAAAGGAATATGTATGGAATTTTTAAAAGAAATCTTAGGTGACGAACTTTTCAAACAGTTTGAAACTGCAGTAAATGCATGGAATGGAAACGAAGCAAACAAAGATAAGATTGTAAAGCTTGCGAATTTGTCAGGCGGTGAGTATGTAGGCAAGGGCAAGTTTGATGCTCTGCAGGAGCAGCTGACCGGAAAACAGACAGAACTTGACAAAGCAAATGGTCTTATTGCGGAACTGCAGAAGGCCACAAAAGGAAATGAAGGGCTGCAGGAGAAAATCACAGCATACGAAGCAGAGAAATCACAGCTGCAGGCAGAACTTGCAGAAACAAAGATGAAAGCAGCAATCAAGTTTGCCTTATTATCAGAAAAGGCGGTTGATGTTGACTATCTGACATTCAAGCTGAATGAAAAAATGAAGGAAAATGGCGAAACCTTAGAACTTGACGAAAATGACAACATTAAGGGTTGGGATGATAAGCTTTCAGGATTGAAAACACAGTTCCCGGCAATGTTTGAAACCGGACAGAAGAAGGTTGTTGAACCTAATAAGCTTCCGGGTGGAAATCATGACAATAATACAGAGCCAAAGAGCCTTGAAGATGCACTTCGTATGCAGTATGAAGGCAATGGCGAATAAAAAGAAAGGTTAAAACGGTGAATATTTATGGCTATGACATTAGCAGATATGAAAGCAGGTATGTCTGATAAGGTTGCACAGCAGGTTGTTGATATCTTTTTAAGAGAATCAGAAATTCTGCAGCTTCTTCCTTTTGATAACTGCGTAAGCCCACAGGGCGGTTCTACACTGACATATACATACATGCAGAAAAAGCTTCCTTCAACAGCTGCATTCCGTGCGTTAAACACTGAATACACAGCAAGCGAAGCAACACTTGAAAAGAAGTCTGCTGACCTGAAGATTTTCGGTGGTAAGTTCTCTATGGATAGAGTTCTGAAGCAGGCTGAAGGCAGATATAACAACATGGCATATCAGATGCGTGAAAAGATTTTAAGCGCAATTTCCCTGTTCCATTACACACTTATCAACGGCAATGCAACAACCGATTCAAAGGAATTTGACGGACTTGACAAGATGCTTGCAGGCACTTCAACAGAATTCAATTCTTCTGCCGTTATTGATATTTCTACAATGTCAAATCTGAAGAACAATGCAGATCAGCTTTATGAAGCACTGCAGATTCTTATTAAGAACACACAGGCAGATGCGCTTCTTATGAATTCAAGCATGATTGCTAAAATTCAGACTATGGCAAGGGTACTTGGTTATAAGACCGATTCAGAAGAAGCATTCGGGAAAAAGGTTGTTGCTATGGACGGAGTTCGTTTCATGGACTTAGGAAACCACTACACTGTTTCAGGTTCTGCAGTAACAGCAAACAGTGTTGTTAAGGCAGGAATTTCAAGAACTGTTTCAACAGAACAGACTGGACTGACAGATATTTATGCAGTCAAGTTTGATGTGAATGACGGATTCCATGCAGCTTCACTCACTGGAAACAGTGCTATTACACAGTATCTGCCTGACTTCAATAAGCCTGGCGCTGTTAAGGATGGCGAAGTTGAAATGGTTGCTGCAACTGTTCTGAAGAACACACAGCATGCCGGAGTATTAAGAAACATTAAGATTGCTTAGTTATTTTATAAGGTGTGGCAGTTATTCTGTCACACCTTTTGTGAAAGGATGAACGAAAATGGCAAAATATATTATCAAGGTTGAAACAAATCCAACATTTTGCGGAACAGATGCAGGCGGTGTGCAGTTTGCAAACGGTCAGGCGATTATTGAAGATTGTCCGCTTCTGAATTGGTTCAGAGAACATGAAGGTTATTCTGTTGAACCTGTGGAAGAAAAATCTGAAGAAGCTGATGCAGATGAAAAAACTGATGCAAAAAAATCAAATGCAAAGAAGTCTGCTGAATAGGAAGTGATTTCCTATGATTATGACTGTAGAGGAATTAAGGCAGTACATCAATACGAATGAAACAGATGCAATGCTGAAGATGAAACTTTCTGCAATCGAACTTATGGTCCGGAAGTACACAAACAACAACTTTCAGAACAGAGGATTCCGGATTGAAGCCGACATCAGAGCAGGTGTATTCATGAGTGAATCACTGATTCCGTTTGATGTCGGTGATACAATCATGGCTTCTGAATCTGATCTTCAGTCTGGCTGCCTTGCAGTTGTCACAGAAACAAATGATTTTACATTCCTGACGGATTCTGAATGGGCTGATGATAGCAACATACTTGTCACAAAGGTTGTTTATCCGGCTGATGTAAAAATTGGTGTTATAAACCTGATGAAATGGGAACTTAACAACCGGGATAAAGTCGGCATACAGTCAGAAACCATTTCAAGGCACTCTGTGACCTATGCGGATGCAAACGGCGATAATTATGTGATGGGGTATCCAAAGTCGCTGATAGGCTTTCTGAAGCCGTATATGAAGGCGAGGTTTTAACCATGATCGGCGGAAACATCACAGCATATATTCAGATCAGCAGCACGGAGAAAAATGAAATCGGCGAATCTGTCAAGGCATGGACTACGGTTGACAGCATTAAAGGGTGGCTTGACTTGTCTTCCGGTGAAAGCAAGTACACAACATACAATGCAAAGATTCAGGAAAGTACACATGTATTTGTAGCAGATTACAAGCAGCTTGACAGCAGAATCAAAGCTGAAAACAGCAGAATGATCATCAACGGCAATACATATGATGTCATGCTGATTGATGATCCGATGGAAATGCACAAGCAGCTTGAAGTCTATCTGAAATTCACAGGTGGTCAGAATGGCAAATGAAGTTCGGTTTATTGACAACAGTCTTCAGGTCAAAAGGGCTTTGGAAGGGGCAATTGAAGCATATCTGAACGAAGCAGGCGGTGAGTTGGTCAGTCAGACAAAGCGGAATACACCTGTTGACACTGGACAGCTGAAAGGATCATGGGACTATGTTGTTGACATGAGCAAGAACAAATGTACGGTCGGCAGCCCTTTGGAAAATGCGATTTGGACGGAATTGGGAACGGGTGAATTCGCCTTGAACGGAGACGGAAGAAAAGGCGGATGGGCTTACAAGGATGCAAAAGGAAAATGGCATAAAACAAAAGGCAAGAAGCCTTCAAGGCCATTGCACAAAGCCTTTACAGCATCAAAATCAGCCTTAAAACGCAGGGCTGCCGAAGTATTGAAAGCGAAGATGAAGTGACATGAACAAGCTGAAAGTCATATCAGATGCAATGGCAGAACTTGGACTGAACTATGAATTCATGGAATGGACTTCTGATCCGGCATATCCGTATTTCACAGGGGAATATCAGGAAACTGAATCAATGACGGAAGACGGATTGCAGGAATCAACATTCATTCTGAACGGATTCAGCCGGAAGTCATATTTTGAACTGGAAAAGGCCAAAGAATCCATTGCATCCTATTTCAAACCTATATCAGGGCATATGTCTATTGCGGAAGATGGTTCTGTGATAGGCATTTTTTATGCAAATTCCATGATGATTCCAACGGAAGATGCAGAACTTAAAATAATTCAAATCAATCTTACAATCAAAGAATGGAAGGTGATGTAATGTCAGTAGCAGGCAAGCACGGTGTTTCTGAAAACACACCAAAAAATATCCAGTTTGGAGCAGGAACAATTCACAAGGGACTGAAATACGAAGGCGGTTCATGGAATTTTGAAGCATCCATTGTGGGCGCAACTTCCGGCGGATCAAAACTTGATATTGTTCCGGAAGTAACTCCGATTGAAGTTGATGGCGCACTTGTTAAAGTGAAAGGCCTTGATGTAAAGACAGGCGAAACAGCAACAATGGAAATCAATTTCATTGAATTAAGTGCTGATATTGTCAAGGCAGCAACGATTGGTGCTTCAGGAACTTCAGAAGATGCGACAAATTATGACATGATTGAATCAAAGTCAGCGATTGCTGCAGGCGATTACTGGGAGAACGTTGCATTTGTCGGAAAGACACTGGAAGGAAAGAATATCATTGCAATCATGGAAAATGCGCTTTGCACTTCCGGTCTGTCAATCAATCCGCAGAACAAGACAGGCACTGTTGCAACAGTAACATTTGAATGTACTGCTGAAAACACAGGTGATCTTGATAAGCTGCCGTGGAAGATTTACTACCCGAAGACAGCATAGGGAAGGTGATTTGAACAATGAGCGAAACAGCAGCGAGAGATATTTTTACAAATCATGAAACGTATGAAAATATCAGCAGGCCTGTTCATGAACCGGAAGAAGGAAAATCGTATGCTTTGAGAAGCCTTGAAGCAGGGGATATTTTCCTTATGTCAAGGATTCTTGCAAGTATCGGAATCAAGGAATTCAAACAGTGTTTCAATTCCGAAGACGTGAAGAAACTTTCTTCTGCGGAAAACACGGAAGATGCGATTGAAAACATCGGAATCACGGTCATGTTTGACATTGCAGGCATTATCCTTGACAATCTTCCGGCCTGCGAAAATCATGCGTATAAATTCCTTGCATCGCTTTCCGGCATGAAGGAAGATGAAATTGAATCACTTCCTATGAATACATTCGTTGAAATGATCATTGATGTGATTCAGAAAGAGGAATTCAGGGATTTTATGAAGGTTGTTTCAAAATTGTTCAAGTAGGCGATATCAGATTCATGGACTTGCTGTTCTCACGTTACGCAAGCCCTTTTTTATTGATTGATAACATGCTTATCACTGGCAGATTTTCTGATTTTGTATCGGAATTAATGCTGATCATGAATGAAGAAAAGGATGATAAAACCTTGTGGGAATTTTTCCTGCATAGGGTGTTTGATAAATCCTATGCTGATTTTTCACGAGAAGCAAAACAGCCGATACAATCAGAAGCTGTCAGAAAGGACAAGATTGAAGCAACCGTGAAACAATCGTTTGATATGCTTAATGATTTTAAAATCGTGCATTAATCGTGCGTTATTCGTGTGTTTAACGCACGAATCGTGCGTTTAATGCGTTAAATCGTGCGTTTAATTCGTTAATCGTGCGTTAAAAGGTGATATGTATGATGGAAATATTCCAATTATTAGGGAGAATTTCCATTGATACCACAGAAGCGGATTCATCTATAGATCAAACATCAAACAGGGCAAGAGAAGCAGAAAAGAAACAGTCAAGTGCATTCCAAAAGATAGGCGGTGCAGCTGCAGCAGGCGCAAAAGTTGTTGCCGGGGCAGGTGCTGCAATGGGCGGTGCATTTGTCGCAGCAGTTGAAGGAACAAGAGATTACAGGGTGTCAATGGGTATGCTTGAATCGGCATACTTGACAGCAGGACACAGTTATGAAGTAGCAAAAGACACATTCAGTGACATGAACAGTGTAATGCGAGATTCCGAAGCAGCAACAGAAGCTGCACAACATCTTGCACTGGTTGCAGACAACGAATCAGAACTGAATGAACTTACACATTCGCTGACCGGAGTGTATGCCACGTTTGGGGCATCATTGCCGTTGGAAGGCCTTGCAGAAGCAATCAATCACAGCAGTTCTTTGGGAGAGGTGCAAGGAAGTCTTGCAGATGCATTGGAATGGTCAGGTATAACAGTTGACGATTTCAATGAACAGCTTGCTGCATGTTCCACAGAAGAAGAACGGCAAGACTTGATTATGAAAACTCTGAAGGATACATACGGCAAAGCAGCGGATCAGTACAAGGAAACAAACAAGGATGTTATTGCTGCAGAGCAGGCGCAAGAAAAACTGTCTGATGCAATGGCTGAAGTCGGAGAAGTTGGCGAACCAATACTGACAGCCATTAAAGAAAAAGTTGCTGATATGGTTACTTCTGCCGTTCCACATCTTGAAAATCTGATAGGAAAATTCAAGGATGCAAAACAATGGATTTCAGAAAATAAGACAACAATTGACACATGGGTTGCGGTCATTACAGGCGCATGTGTTGCCGTTGGTGCATTTCTGCTGATTCTGAACTGGGGAACAATCATGACTTCTGCAGCAAATGCTGTCAAGACTGTCAGAGCTGCGATTTTAGCCTTGAATACAGCTTTAAGGGCGAATCCTATAGGCATAGTAATATCATTGATTGCAGGGCTTGTTGCAGCCTTTATATACCTATGGAACAACAATGAAGGCTTCCGCAAGTTTTGGATGGATATGTGGGAGAAAATCAAGTCAGCCACCGGAACGGCGGTTAAGTGGATCAAAGACAAGTTCAACGATTTTAAAGATGCTGTTTCCAATGTTAAAAAGCGATTTGGAGAAATAAAAGATGTTATTTCAGATAAAATCAATGGCGCAAAGGACACTGTTAAAAAAGCCATTGACAAAATCAAAGGATTTTTCCCTTTGAGCATCGGAAAGATATTCAGCAACCTGAAGATTCCGAAGATCAGTGTTTCCGGCGGAAAAGCACCTTTTGGCATTGCAGGCAAAGGAAAACTTCCTTCATTTGATGTCAAGTGGAATGCAGAAGGCGGTATATTTGACAAGCCGACAATTCTTCCTACTCTTGCAGGATTGCAGGGAGTAGGCGAAGCCGGAGCGGAAGCCATTACACCAATAAAGACACTACAAGCATATATTGATGATTCTGTCAACAGACGGAACACAGACCTTATTTCAGCATTCGAAAATCAGATTTCAAGGCTGATTTCTTTTATCAGTGACTATTTCCCTTCGGAGTACAAAATAATGCTTGATACCGGCATTTTAGCCGGAGAAATGGCAGGCCGGATTGATGGACTACTTGGCGAAAGATACAAGTACAGCAGAAGAGGAAACACAAGATAAGCAAACATTTAGCCAACGTTAAACCAACGTTAAACCAACGTTAAGCAAACTTTGAACAAACTTTTGAAGCAACTTTGCAGAAACATACAAAGAAAGGGGTGATTTCTTTATGGAATTATTCCAGTTGTTAGGAACAATCGCAATTGACAATCAAAAGGCAATTGAAGATATAGACGAGACAACAGACAAGGCGGAACAGTCTGAAAGCAAAATGTCTGCTGCATTTAAAAAAGTCGGTGCTGTAGTGGCAACGGCTTTTGCAGTGGACAAAATAAAGGAATTCGGCACACAGTGCGTGGAAGCTGCTGCAAGTGTTAAGGCCACAAACAGCCAATTTGAGCAGGTGTTTGGAGATTTGAAGGACAAAGCATCATCAAGCCTATCAAAGATTGCAGACGATACCGGAATAATCGAAACACGGATGAAAAGCAGCTACACGCAGATCGCAGCTTTTGCGAAAACAACGGGCATGGAAACTGCGGATGCACTGGAACTTTCCAACAGAGCAATGGCAGCTGTTGCGGATTCCGCTGCATATTATGACAGATCACTGGAAGATACAACAGAAAGTCTTCAGTCATTTCTCAAAGGAAATTATGAGAATGACTCCGCCCTTGGCCTGTCCTGCACAGAAACAACGAGAAACGCAGCAGCAAACAAACTGTACGGAAAATCATTCAAGGAATTATCGGAATCTCAGAAGCAGCTGACATTGCTGCAGATGGTAGAGGATGCAAACAAGCTTTCCGGCGCACTTGGGCAGGCAGCAAGGGAATCTGACGGATGGGAAAATGTCATGGGCAACCTGCACGAAGCATGGAAGAATTTCCAGGCAACAATTGGTGCGCCTGTGCTTTCTGCTGTTGTGCCGATTATTCAGAAGCTTACAGACGGCCTTGCAGTGTTGGGAGAAAAGACCGGGGCTGCAATTGAATTTGCAAGAGAAAACGAAGGAATCATCAAGACTGTTGCAGCAGGAATGGGAATACTCACAGCAGCCATTGTATTGCAGAACGGTGTTCAGGCGGTCAAGACAGCCATGAACGCAGCAGAAACAGCAAGCTTGACAGCTTTGATTGCAGCAAAAGCAGCAGATGCAGCTGCTACAATGGCAGCTTTAGCACCTTATCTTCTGATTGTTGCAGCCATTGCAGCGGTTATCGCAATTGGTGTGTTGCTGTATAAAAACTGGGATACAATCAAGGAAAAGGCCGGGGAACTGAAAGACAAGCTTTCTGAAAAGTGGGAAGGATTAAAGTCTGCGACTTCTGCAAAATTCAATGACATTAAGAGCAAGATTTCAGATTCCATTTCCTCTGCAAAAGAAAAGGTTTCATCAAAAGCATCGGAAATGTATGATTCATGGAACGGCAAGCTTTCAAACATGAAGTCGGCAGCACAAAGCAAATTCGGATCAATGCATGACAGCATCAGTGGAAAGATGGAAACTATAAAATCCACTGTGAAAAATGGAGTTCAGAAACTGAAAGACTTCTTCAATTTTGACTGGAAGCTTCCGAAAATCAAACTTCCGCACTTCAACATCAGCGGTGAATTCAGCCTGAATCCGCCTTCAGTTCCGTCATTCGGAATTGAATGGTACAAAAAAGGCGGTATCATGACAGAACCGACAGCCTTTGGAATCAATCCTGCGAACGGAAAAACAATGGTCGGCGGTGAAGCAGGTGCTGAAGCAATTGCACCGATTGAAACGCTGAAGCAGTATATCATGGAAGCGATAACAGAAGCAGGAACATCAAACGAGCAGAAGAACATTCAAAACAATTTCAATTTCACAAGCCCGAAGGCAATTGATGCAAGAGAAGCAGCAAGGCTGTTCAGAAAGCAGCTGACAAATTTACAGTTGGGGTATTAAGCAATGGTTAAAATATACATGATTAATAAAACCACAGGAGAAAGGCTTGACTGGAATGATGGAAGCTATATTTTGAGCAAAATCGATCTTGGCAAAGTTGATGCATCAAGGTCGACAACGCAATATATAAACCTGATCGGAAAACATGTTGACAGTTCAATACTTGGCATTCGTGATATGTCATTCAGTGGGGCTGTTCTTTGCAGCAGCAATTCAGAATTAAGGACTGCAAAAGACTTCCTGAATGATTTTGTGAATCCTCTTCATGAAATAGAACTGCACTATGGCGATTATGTGATTGATGCAATGCCGGATTCATCTGTTGTTTATTCAACGGACAATAAATCGAAGTCGGCAGTTCATCATTTATTCAGCTTCACAATGACTGCATATTATCCGCTGTTTAAATATCACGAAAAAACATCTTTTACAGATTCTTCAATAAAAGGATCTGTGTTGTTTCCGTTGATCATTCCGAAGAAAAAAGGCATTGCTTTTGGATATATTCCGGCAATCACTGTGAACAATCCAATTAACGAAGGGAATGTTGATACAGGCTTCATATTAAGATTTTCAGCACTGGATGATAATATCACGAATCCAAAGGTCAAGAACAACAAAACAGGTGCTTTTATAGAAGTTCTGATTAATATGCAAAAGGGCGATATTGTTGAAATATCCACTGTCAGCGGTGATAAATATGCGAAGCTGATTCGTGGAAAAACAGAAACAGACCTGATCAACAATGTTACAAACGCATCATCATTCGATTTGACATTGAATGTCGGCATTAATGATATAGGAATCAGCAATGCTTCAAACAATGTATCAAAAATGAAAACAAGCCTTGAATATGTTCCTTCATTCATAGAGGTGCGCTGATGGATATAAGAATTTACAATCAGGAACTTCAGAAGATAAAGCTGATTGACAAATTCAGCTATTTTACGGCTTCATCCGCATATAATTCTGTAGGAAGTTTTGAACTTCATTGTCCTGTTGATTTCTTCCAGTGGCTGAAAAACGGATATTATCTTACGCACAGCAACGATTCAAAACATGCGTATGTGATTGAGTATGTGGCAAAAGAAACGGATGAAAACGGCACTGAATATTTAGAGGTTAAAGGCCGTACAATTGATTCAATCTTTGACAGAAGAATCTGCATAGGTCAGGCAGCATTTGAAACAGTCGAACCTGCGCAGATCATTTCACAGCTTTTGTCAAGCCATGTGATTTCACCTTCTGACGAAAGCAGAAAAATTGAAAATGTGGAAATTGAAAACCTTGTAAATGCAGATGAAGGCGGTACTGATTATTCAGCTGATTATTCCAATTTACTTGATGATATTGTATCGCTTGCAAAAAACGCATATATAGGATTCAACACATATATTTCTGATGATGAAAAGATAAAATTCAACACATACAAAGGCATCAACAGAACGGAAAAAGAAAATACAATTGTTAATATAACAGTGAACAGCATTAATGAAGTAAATGCTGATCCTGTAATTTCTTCACTGGATTCATGGTCCACAGTCAGTAACGCTTATTCTGAATGGAAAGGTCACCATCCATTGGAAATCGTCATAGGTGGAAGCTACGGAGCAACACAGCTTGACAAGTCAAAGTACATGGACAGGATTCCAATATACAATGACGAAGGAAAAGTTATTGACTATGAATACATATGGAGAAAATCAGGTTATATGTATCAGTCATTGCCACTTGACGCAGAACACATCTATTACATTTTTGTGAGCGGATGTAATAAGACAACAACGCAGATCGGATGCGGTATCATGACGGAATCAGCATCAGAGGAATATGATTATAAATTTTCAATCAATTTCCCAGCATTAATGTCAGGATATACTGCCTATTCTCATTTGTTTGTTCCGGAAACTTCAGGGAATCATACTTTTGCTGTTGGATATGGAGATTTGGAAGAAACAGAAGGGCAACACGCATATTTTGACGCAGCAGTTGTGATTGATTTAACTGCAACATTCGGAGCAGGAAACGAGCCAACACTGACGGAATGTGATGAAAGCATATATTATTCTGAAGGATGGAAATACAAAACAAAGGTCATTACACTTGTTGAAAACAGTAACCCGATTATGGCCTTCAGCCGGGATCGTGACACGCTTCTGACAGTGGAATATCTGCATAATTCGACAAACGAAAAGAACAAGATGTATGTCAAGGGTGCTGATGGAACAATTGCATCTGTTGCTTCAGAGGATGCAACTGGAATCAACCTGAAAGAATCATTCCTTGATTCAGGAATAAAAAGAGAATCTGACGGAGTTACAATTCCGCTTGCATCATATACAAACATGCTGAAGAATGCAGGAAAGTCAAATCTGAACAGCCTGACGGACACAGAAGCGATTTCAGGCACGTTTTACATGCTTTCCAACAAGAAGTATGGCATTGACTTTTATCTTGGTGATATGGTCGATTTTATAGACAATAAACTTGGCATTGTGACATACAAAAGGATTTCTGCAATCACAGAAACATGGAATGAAAACGGCTATACATTAGATATCACGCTTGGTGAAGACATATTGAACATAACAGAATTCGTAAAATTAGTATCAAAAGGGGTGGTGTAAATGACGGAAGCAATTGCATTGAAATCAATGCCGTTTGACAGCAACGAAGTATACAACGAAGCAACAGGTGAAACAACATTTGACAGGGTGGCTTTTTCAAAGGATTTGGCTGACTGGATGCGGAACTATTTTTCAAACGGAATCCTTGTCAAAGGAAGCAAAGTCATTGCAGATGAACTTAAGGTAACACACACAGGCGGTCTGAATCTGTCTGTGAATAAAGGTGAAGTCATTATCAACGGAAGAACAGGTTGGGTTGAATCTGCAAAAGAATTGACTGTTGATATGGGTGGAAATGCTGACAGAATCGACATGGTTGTAATGGAATTGAATGTTTCGGATAGATATATATACTTGAAGATTCTGAAAGGCACGGAATCAGAAACACCTGAAGCACCTGCCTTGACACAGACGGAAGATATTTTTCAGATTCCATTAGCGCAGATCAGAGTGAATGCAGAAACGGCAGTTGTTTCATCCGTTACGGATGAAAGACCGAATTATATTTCAAATGTCACAATAGGAATTGAACCGCCAACGGCGAACAGTGCTGTTGCAATTTCTGTTTCTGATGAAGTACAAGCATTGCTCGGTACAGATAATGTGGATGATTCGTTTAAAAATGTGTACAAACCATTCAACTCGTTAGGTATTCCAAAACGAGATAGTAACGGTGCTATAACATTTGATAATATTTATAATATATACAGTTTGGATATATCTGGTAGTGGTAGTGGAACAATGTCAGAAAAAATATATCTAACAGAATTTAATTACACAATAAGTGAAAATGCAACAGAATTATTTTTTTACGGATATGCTAAAGAAACAGGCTCTAGAGGAGCAAGGATTGAGGCATATATAGATGATGTATATGTTGGTTACGCTGGGAACAATGGTTACGAAGGTTCAAGATACACTATTCCCAATAATCTAAAAGGTACTACTGTAACTATAAAATTATACTTTAGACCGAATATACTTAATGATAAGTACACGTATACGTCAGAATATGACGGGTTCTCAATCTGGGAGAATGACAGATATGAGGTGATTTAAATGATTATATTAAATACAAACGGTTCGTTTGCTACAAATAGCAGATGCCCGAACACTGATTGGACTGGTGAATCTATTCAGATTATTGATGATAACTCTGAACTTGGTAAAAAAATAATCTCGATGATTCCTAATGTGAAACTCATATACACTGATGGAAAAGTAACAGATTGTGAATATATCGAACCTGAGCCAATACATGAACCACAGGACACAGAAACAGACTTAATGCAAATGTCAATAGACCATGAGTATAGATTAACTCTCTTAGAATTAGGCATTACTGAATAAAGAAAGGCGGTAAAACTATGTTATACAGAACATTAAAAGCGCTTATTGCAAAGGGAAAGACGGAAGGGCTGTCAGAAAAGATTGATGTATTTTATGCAACAGGAAAGCTGACGGAAACAGAATACAACGAACTGACAGAACTGCTTTCAGCAGCTGCATAATCTGTCATTATTCACGGCAAGGGCTTTGTTCCTTGCCTTTTTTATTTCAAGAAAGGATGCAATATGAAAGGTGTAACATTCGGAAGCTATCATTCTTTTGATGATTGGGGTCTGATCCTTTCTGAAAATGACATAAAAGCACCAAAACCGAAAACGATTGAATTTGAGATTGAAGGCGGTGACGGAGTGCTTGACTACACTGAATTTTTCGGCGATGTTAGATTTGAAAACAGGCAGCTGTCCTTCCGGTTCTCAAAGGGTAATCTGTCCAGTACGGCTTTTATCCATATGTATGAAGAAATACACAATGCCATACATGGAAGAAAGCTTGTTGTCAAACTTGACGATGATTCAGGATATTACAGAGGCAGAATCACAGTTTCAGAGTGGAAGATGAATAAGAACATTGGCGAACTTGTCATTGATGTGGATGCAGAGCCGTGGAAGTATAAGAATGATGTTACAATGCAAGTTGTGCAATTCTACGGAAAGAACATTTTGAACATTGAACACACTGAACAGGGTGTTCTGAATGCCACAATTGGTCAGACATTTGATAAGCTTACTGCATATACAACAACAACAAGATTGCGTTCAAAAGTTCCGTTCTATATCAAGCCGAACACGCAGTATACGTTTTCAGTTCCGGATGAATTCAAGGCTGCTATTCGTCAGTTTGATAAAAACAATGTTTTGATTGCTTCTTCTGCATGGGTGACAAGCCCTTATACATTCAGGACATCGGAAAAGGCTGCAAAATTGGCAGTATATATTGCATTTGCTGTTGATGGAACAATTACGCAGGCAGATGTATTAGGAAAGGAATTTCAAATTGAAGAAGGAAGTGCAGCAACAGACTATGAAACATATGATTTGACAGAAAAAACATTGTCTGCATTTCTTGAAAATTCACGAATGCCAACAGTTCCTGACATTTATTCAATGGATGAAGTGACGATTACAAACGGCGAAGAAACCTTTGTCATAAAGGCCGGGGAAACACTGCACAAGGAAGAATTTGAACTGAAAGAAGTCAGCAATCAGTTCAACATTACCGGAACTGGAATTGTTGTCTTTGGCTATCAGGAAGGCGGTCTTTGATGTATAAAGTATATGCAGATGGAAAGCTGCTGCATGATGATCAGCTGTCCATCAGAGTTGCAAATGCAAAGCTGACTTTGGAAATCGGAAAATCAGGTCTGTTTGAATTCACAATACATCAGGATCATCAATATTATTCGGATATAAAGATGCTGAAAACGATGATTGAAGTACATAGGTATGATCAAACAATATTCAGTGGCAGGGTTCTTGATATAAAATATGGATTTCACAACGAAAAGCAGGTTTCCTGTGAGGGAGAACTTGCTTTCTTATTGGATTCCATAATTCAGCCACATGCAGTCAGCGGAAGTTTCAGCGAATACTTATCATATGTGATTGATATACACAATTCGCAGGTTGAATCAGAAAAGCAGTTCAAAGCCGGAAGCATCACAGTTGGCGATTTCACACCGTTTGAAGTTGTGGAAGACTATGAGTATCTAACAAGCTATGAAACACTTTCAAAACGGATGGTAGAGCATTCAGGCGGTTATCTGCAAGTACGGCATTTATATGGAGATATGTACCTTGATTTGCTTGCACCAACAGCAGACATCAGCAATGTATCAGAGCAGCAGATCAGGCTTGGAAAGAATCTGCTTGAAATAAAAAGAGATGCAAGCGGAAGCGAAGTATTTTCCGGGATTGTTCCGCTTGGCGCAAAGATTGAAGGCAGCGAAAGGCGGTTGAACATCAGCAGTGTAAATGGCGGATCGTATTACATTACCAATGCTGAAGCGGTTGCTGCATATGGAAAGATTTTTAAAACGGTTATATTTGATAACATTACCAATGCAAACACACTGAAATCTGAAGCAGAAACCTATTTGGCGGAAAACTTTGCAGCAATCAATAATATTGAAATCACAGCTGCTGACCTTTCCGGTCTGAATCCTGATCTTGACAGCTTTGAAATCGGTCAGTGGGTGGAATTGGTCAGTGATAAGCATTTCACGGAAAAACAGACCTTCCTTGTCAGAAAGATGATCATAAACCTGTCACGGCCTGCAGAAACAAAAATTGAAGTTGGAAGAACGCAGCAGGGGCTGACAGAAAGCATTGGATATACAGCAGAAAGCATCAGGGATGCAGCAGGAAGAATCAACGCACTTGCAGAAGGTGTCAGCAGTGCAGAAAAAGCAGCAAGCGATATATCAGCAAGGGTGACAGTTCTTGAAGGTGTACAGCCGTATGTGATTGAAACCGGAACAACAGGCATTTTCTCATGGAAGAAATTCAGTGATGATACATGTGAATTTTTTGGTAAAATACCTGTGACGGAATATGACATCAGCACGGCGCTTGGTGGATGGTTCAGAGGTGCGAATATATACGAGTCAACGGCTTATGCATATCCGTTTGAAATGACGGAAGCACCTGCTGTTGAAATGACATTTCAGACAAGGAACGGAACAGCAGCCATTGCATGGATATATTCAGCGGATGCAGACACGGCGCAGGCATATCTTCCGCAGTGCTATCTGATCAGGCCTGTTTCAGGCACTGGAATCAAAGGAAATATAAACATAGTCGGAAAAGGTAAATTGAAAACACAATAAGCAGAAAGGACGCATCAGCAATGACAGAATTACTTCAATCAATCATTCCTTCATTGATCACAGCAGGCGGTTTAATCGCTGTCCAGTACATCATCAGTACGAAGCAGCAGCGGATTCAGGATGTGAAAAACGAGTACGTTATAAAAGAGATCAAAGAAGACATTAAACGGCTTGAAACGAAGCAGGATAAGCATAATTCACTGATGGAAAGAATGGTTGTTGTTGAAAGAGACTTGAAGACGGCATGGAAGAGCATTGACGAAATAAAAGAGCATATTGAGCATTAAAATTTTCCCATCAGCATTGCGCCTGATGGGATTTTTTTATTGCTTTTTGAATTCACAATTTTATAATTTAGGTATCAGTTATTTGTAGTGGAGAAAGGAAAGAAAATGAAAAGGATTTTATCATTAATACTGGCACTTGCAGCTGTTCTGTGCATCAGCGGATGTGGTTCTTCTTCCGGATCAGGCGCAACATTCACAATGTCTTCAAATGATACGGTTGGAGCAACACAGCATACTGTTGTAGGACTTGACAATGTTGAACCATCAGGAACATATCATGTCACATGCACAAGTGGTCACGGTTCAATCAATATCAATGATCAGGAAATTTATTTCCTTGCTGCAGACGAATTCGCCGGGCAGGAACAAAGCGGATTGACTTTTGAAGGAACTGTCACACTGGAACTGAATGGAAATGATGTAATCAATGCAAGAAACTTCAATTCTTCTGAATTCAAGGTTGATTTTACACTTCAGGAATAATGCAAATGGAAGGCTAAATGCCTTCCTGTTTTTTATTTTTAATGCTGTTATCAAAATTCGAATCAGTCTGTTATAATGATTATTAGCTTTATTCAAAGCAGCATCAGCAGCAACACGGAAGATGCATTTTGCATGATTCGATTAAAAGGAACGGCGCATTTTGCATAAAAAATCATACCCGGCGGATGGAATCATCATCCTTGTTTCATACTCTTGCATACTTGTCAATACTATTATGTAAGGCACAAACAAGGCACAAACAAAATCAAAAAAGCGTTAGAAACGGGCATTTTTCAACGCTTTTTGATACAATGTATATACCTTTAGGATTTCAGCAAGAAATCTAAAGTTGCTGTAAAAATGATCTGTTAAACCTTGATAAACGTGCATTTTTCAAGGTTTATAGAAGAATTGATTGGTACTAAAAAACTTGAAAAAATCGCAAAATACTACTATACAAGGCACAAGCAAGGCACAATATCACTCCGAAAAATTGAGTTTATCAATATCTTTTACAAGGTCTTCTTTGAACACATGCGTATATACATCTTCTGTGATGTCATGCGATGCATGGCCTACCATTTTCTTAATTCGCAAATCATCAAGTTTGCATTTTTTTGCAAATGTAACAAAAGTCTTTCTACAATCGTGCGGTTTGTGTACCATTCCAAAATGATCACAAATTCTGCTGAATATGGAAAGTCTGTATGCTGCATCCGTGATCGGTTTTCCGTCATGCGTGATAAGGTATTCATTCCCTTGTGCAATCCTCTTTTCAATCAGCGGAATTATATCCTTGTGAATCGGTGTGATCCGCTCCGCTGCATCTGTCTTTGTTCCGTTTACGGTGATTATCCTTTCTTCAAGGTTTATATCTTCGACCTTCAGAGCAAGCATTTCGTTGATTCTCAGACCTGTGTAAATCAGGATGATCATACTGTCAACAGTCTGCACTTTCGTGTATTTTTTTGTGTCTGTATAATCAATATTTTCCCAAAGCAGCGCAATTTCCTCTTTCGTAAAAGGAATTTTTACCTTCTTATTTTCATCTTTCGCTGTGATATCAATAAACTGCGAATAATCCTTTGTGATTATATCGTTTTCAAGCGCATACTTGAAAACAGCCCTGAACAGCTTTTTAATGTTGTTTTGAACACCCTTCGAACCATCGGCCTTTGAATCAATAATTGCCTGCAGATGGGCTTTTTTAATGTCTACCATTCGCATGTTATGCAGCGGTTTCGTATGTCCATATGCAGCCTTCCATGACTTTGCCGAATTGAATTTCATTTTATCAACATTCGGCTTGATTGCCTTCATATACACATCATCAAATGTTGTTGTTTTTGCATCAATGTCATATGGTGACTTGTTGTATTCAGCAAGTGCAATCATTGCTTCAGGCCGTGTTTCGTAATATCCAATAGGCTTTTGCACCTGCTTTGCCTTTCCGTCCTTATATTCCCATCCAGTTGTTACAAGCACCTGAAAAGGCCTTCTTCTTTTTCCTGATAGCTTTCTTATACTCCCATAACCATTAGGTAATCTCAAAATAAACACTCTCCCTTTTTGTCGAAAAATTGGTCATACATACCAGTTGATTTTATGTTCAGAAAATAGTACATTATTCTTGTAAAATCGAACATTTGTTTTTGTGTAATGAGGTGCTGCCATGAGTAAACAAGAATATATCGAATCTATTATTCGCATGTTGGAAGAAACTTCTGATATGCAAATGATCGATTATATCTATAAGTTACTTCAAAAGTGTGCTTAACATATTTCTAACACTTTCAATTTGTTTGCTTTCTAAATTGCAAAGCATCTTATTGAGTTCGAAAAAATCTTGATCATAACAAATCCGCTTAACAATTTCCCTGAATTCAATATCAGAACCAATTTTTATAGTGATGTCGACCATGACATCACTATTTTTTTTTATATCATTTGTTACATTTTCTTCAATCAGATCAGATTTCAGGATTCCAAAATAGTTTGCCAACATTTCAACCTTATCCATGCGAGGATATTTCTTTCCGTTTACCCAGTCTGTAAATGTGTAGTAACTCAGGCCGAGCGCTTCACAGACATCTCTCCTGCTTTTTCCGTTTATTTCCATGTACTTTTTTAGGTTTTGTGCAAATATGTTTTTATTATCCATTGCTAACTCCTTTTTCCTTATTAACAACAGTATACACTAAAAGCACAACAAAACAATAAAAAGTTTTAAAATATTGTGCTTAAAGTATTGACTAAGTTATTTCAGTATAGTATTATCTTATTGTGCTTAAAGCACAATGTTTGACGATTCGTGATGAGAATATAGGTAAAGAAAATGGCAAGACTTTCATTTAACGAAGAAAATGCTTATATGGAAACAAGAAAAGCTGTTAAGGAATTATTTTTAAGAGTAGGCATTAACAACATTACTGGACACCATGCAAACGAATTACGTTCTCATGGGCACGGAACAATGGAAATTCAGAACGCAATAAGCTATTTTAGATACTCTCCGCAGACAGCGAAGTACAGATAATCTGATAAACCGCAGCCGGGGCGGTCAATCCACGGCAGAATAAAGCCTCCTAAAAAATATACATATACAGCAGGCCGAGATTCAAAAGATCAAAGCCTGCGCCTTAATGCAGCCTTATGTGAATACATGAGCAGGTCACAAGCCCTGATAAATGCAGAGTGAGGAAGAAGGAAAGGAAGTGATTATATGGCAATGCTTTTGAAGGCAGCGAGGGTAAATGCAGGATTGACACAAGGACAGGCAGCTTCTGCATTGGGAATCAGCAAGGGAACTATACTGAACTATGAGAAGTACAGAACAAAGCCCGGAATTGAAATAGCAAAGAAACTTGCTGCGCTCTATGGTGTTACTGTTGATGACATTATTTTTTTTGAAAATTAATTGCGCTTTAAGCACAATGCGAAGGTGGTAACAAATGAAAAATATAAGGGTGCAGGATGTTGCTGCAATGCTTGGTGTCAATCCGCAGACAGTGCGAGTGATGATGCAGCAGGGGCTGTGTCCTTTTGGCACAGCCTTCAGGAAAGAAGGAAGTAAACATTATACATATGTGCTTTTCCCTGAGAAGGTGAAGGCATTTTGCGGGGAAATGAACCATGAAAATTAAAATCAGACTGAAACGCATAGCAATTGCGGTTGCTGCATATGCGGTATATGTGGCGATGGCAGGAACAAGCAGAGGATATATCACATTAACAACTGCATTGGGAGACTTGATATTCCCGGTTGCAGTATTTGCAGCACTGGAAGCTATTGAATGGAGTGGTGAGAATGTGGACAGATGATCCGGCAATGGACTTTGAAAGACACGATGCAGCACAATCAGCAGAACTGGACAAACTTCCAAAATGCAGCTGCTGCGAAGAACCAATTCTTCAGGAAACAGCGGTGTGCATCAATGATGAATGGATATGCGACAGCTGCCTGACAGAATACTGCAGAAAGGATGTGATCCCTGAATGGTAGCAAATAAGCACACAGCAGCTGACTTGAAACAGATGCAGTCTCTTCCTCTTGAAATGAAAATTCAAATGACGAAACGCAGAATCCGTGACTGGTACGAACATTTTGAGGGACAGGTGTATGTAAGCTTTTCAGGCGGTAAGGATTCCACAGTGCTTAAGCATATTGTTGATAGCATGTACAGTGATGTTCCTGCTGTATTCGTAAATACAGGTCTTGAATATCCTGAAATTCAAACATTTGTCAGAGAAGTGAAAGCAGGCAAATATGATTGCTTCAATTCTGATGTTGAAATATTAAGACCTGAAATGCGGTTTGATGAAGTAATCAAAAAATATGGTTATCCGGTGATTTCAAAAGAGGTTTCTAATGCAGTGCATTACGCAAAACTGAACATACCGATTGGAAAAGAAACTTTAAGGGTCAGACAGTTAAAAGGGATGACAGAAGGAAGGTTTGATAAAAGCAAGTGGCTGTTTCTTGTGGATTCACCTTTCGATATAGATGATGCTTGTTGCAATGTAATGAAAAAGAAACCTTTCAAACAATACAACAAAAGAACAGCAAGAAAAGCAATTGTTGGAACAATGGCATGTGAAAGTCAGATGAGGTTGAAGAACTGGATTCGGCTTGGCTGCAATGCGTTCGAAGCCACAAATCCATCATCACAGCCAATGTCATTCTGGACAGAACAAGATGTCCTTGAATACATAGTCAAATACGAAGTTCCGTATGCTTCTGTATATGGTCAGATATACGAAGAAGGAGAACTTGAAGGGCAAATGTATATTGACGGATATCACGGAAAACTTTGCACATCAGGCGAAAACAGAACAGGCTGCATCTTCTGCATGTTTGGCTGTCATATTGATAAAGAGCCGAACAGATTCCAAAGACTGAAGGAAACACATCCGAAGCAGTACGAATACTGCATCAATGGCGGTGAGTATGACGAGGACGGAAAGTGGCAGCCATCAAAGGAATGGCTTGGTATTGGAAAAGTTCTTGATTACATCGGTGTTAAATATGATTGAAATGATCTTATTGAAAAACCGTGAAGAATGGTTGCAGCACAGAATGAAGTACATTGGTGGAAGTGACAGTGCTGCTGTGCTTGGCATGAATCCGTATCGGACAAATGTTGAACTGTTTCGGATAAAAACAGGGCAGCTTCAGCCGGAAGACATCAGTGAAAAACCACACGTTAAATACGGAACTGAAGCCGAAAAGCACATCCGGGAACTATTCAAACTGAACTATCCAAAGTATGAAGTTCTTTATGAAGAAAACAATTCATTTATCAATGACAAATATCCTTTCGCTGCTGCAAGCCTTGACGGTTGGCTGATAGAAAAGGAAACCGGAAGACATGGAATATGGGAGTGCAAAACTTCCGAAATTGTCAGCAGTATGCATAAGGAAAAATGGAACAATCGAATTCCTGACAATTATTTTTGCCAGTTGCTGCATTATTTCATGGTGCGTGAAGATTGTGAATTTGCACATCTTACAGCACTGCTTACATGGAAGTTTAGCGAAAAGGAAATATACCAACAGCTGCGAAACTACCATATCGAGCGGTCAGAAGTACAGGAAGATATTGAATATCTTGAAAAGGCTGAAAGGAGATTTTGGCAGCAGGTGCAGACAGACTGCGAACCTGCTCTGATACTGCCCGGATTGTAGGTGATGATATGACAAGGATTGACTATATAAAAGATCAATGCAGGCTGAATAAACACGAAGTGTTATTCAGGTATGACCTAAAGGAAAACAAGTGGTTTACGCACGTTTACCCGATCATAAATCCTGCAGACGGAATCCGTGTTGAACTTTGGACTGAAACGCTGAGTGAAGCGGTAACAGAGTTAATAAGCATTATCAGAAACACAAAAAGAGTGCTTCCGACTGATGGATTTTGATGATGCAGATTACATTTTTAAGTCATTAATTGATGCAAATATATTAATAGAAAAGGAGATTAAAGAAATGGAGTTGAGAGTGAAAGAAGTTCAGCTTCCTGAAGTAATTGAATTCAACTATACGGAAGTCAAAGAATGGGTTGCTGCAGGTGTTGAGAAATACAGCAAGTATGAAAACATGATCATGGATGCAGATTCCGTGAAAATCGGCAAGGCTGACCGGGCTGAACTTAACAAGGTGAAAGAAGCACTGAACAAAGAGCGAATCCGGCAGGAGAAGGAATACATGAAGCCGTTCAATGTGTTCAAAAGCCAGGTCAATGAATTAATCGCAATGATTGACGAGCCTGTGAAGCTGATAGACAGTGCCGTAAAAGGATACGAATCAGAGCAGAAGGCACATAAGGAAGCAACGATTGAAGCAATCTTTGAAAAGGAAGCTGCAGTTGCAACAGCTGAAATCCGGCTTGACAAGATATGGAATGATAAGTGGCTGAATGCTTCTGTAAGCCTTAAAAAGGTGCAGGAAGAAATCCGTGCAAGAATCGAGCAGTTCAACGCTGACATTGAAACACTGCAGAACCTTCCCGAATTCGCTTTCGAAGCCGTTGAAACGTATCTTCAGACCTTAGATATCAACACGGCGATTGCAGAGGGGAAAAGGCTTTCTGACATGCAGAAGCGCAAAGCAGAAGCAGAAGCTGCCGCAAGGATGAAGTCCGAAGAAGAAGCAAAGGCAGCTGCTGAATCGAAATCTGCAGAACATGTTCCAGTTGAAGAAGTTGCAGCAACAAAAGAAGTTGTACAGCCTTCTGAACCTGCAAAGCAGTGGATTGGATTCAAGGCACTTCTTACAGTGGATCAGGCAAGAGAATTGAAACAGTTCTTTGATTCAAGAAACATCCAGTTCATGGCGGTGTAATCATGTCTATATTCAGAGCGGTCAAAGACCTGATGAAAGCATATAGAGAGTTTAAGAGAATCAGCAAAGATGCTGAAAACGAAAAGTAGAAAGGTGATGTGAAATGTCAGTACAGAACAGACTTGCAGCACAGTCTGCAAATGCAAAGGTTGTTGAGTATGAATGCAATGGGCAGATTGTCAAAATAAGCCCTAATATCATCAAGAATTATCTTGTGAACGGAAACGGCAATGTAACGGATCAGGAAGTTGTCATGTTCCTAAATCTCTGCAAGTTTCAGAAGCTGAATCCGTTTCTCCGGGAAGCATACCTGATCAAGTACGGAAATCAACCTGCAACGATTGTGACAGGAAAAGAAGCAATCACAAAGAGAGCAATGAGAAATCCGAACTATGCAGGGCAGCAGGCCGGGGTGGTTGTTCTCAAGGAAGATGGAACACTGGAAAACAGAGTTGGAACAATCGTGATTGAAGGTGAAATGCTTGTCGGCGGTTGGGCAAAGGTATTTGTAAAGGGATATGAGCATCCAATTGAAATGACTGTATCTTTTGAGGAATACGCAGGCCGTAAGTCCGACGGAACAATCAACGGACAGTGGCAGAAGAAGCCTGCAACAATGATCCGGAAAGTTGCGCTTGTGCAGGCATTGAGAGAAGCGTTCCCGGAAGATTTGAGCGGAATGTATTCATCAGAGGAAAGAGGGATTGACGATAACATTCTTTCGGAAGAAATCATCAACACGGAAGCAGAAGTAATTGAAGATGCAGCACCTACAGAAGCGGTGCAGCCGGAAGCAGAAGCAAATGATGTGCAGCAGGCACTGTTTGGATAAATAAAAAAGTCATGATGCAGTAATGGTCACAGCTTAAATTTTGCAAAATTCGCACTTATATGACGGAAAGGGCGAAAATGAAAGAATTTAAAAGCTTTTACAATACTGTTACTGCATCAGAGTGAGACAGATGCAGGTATAACACACGTTTGGACGTTTACGGCTGCGGATGCGCACATGATTGTTCGTACTGCTATGCGAAAATCCTGCTTGACTTCAGGGGGCTTTGGAATCCGGCTGAACCATCAGCTGCAGATATGGACAAGGTGGAACGGAAGATCAGCAAGTTAAAAAAGTGCGAAATTGTAAGGCTTGGCGGTATGACGGACTGCTTTCAGCCGATAGAAAATCAAGTTAAAAATACATACAGAACAATCAATCTTCTGAACAAATACGGAATCGGATATTTAATAGTTACAAAGTCAGATTTGATTGCAGAGTATCAGTACATTCTTGATCCGGAACTTGCACATATTCAGATTTCAGTTACAAGCATTGATCCAGTTTCATATGAACATGCTGCAAGCCCACAGGATCGAATCAGAGCGATTTTATCGCTGCAAAGGCATTATGACACTGCAATCAGGATTTCTCCGCTGATAATCGGAAAAATTGACCTGAATGAGTTGAACGGATACGGAATAAACAAAGCTGTTGTTGAATTCCTGCGTGTAAACACATGGGTGAAACGTTGGATGCCTAACCTTGATTTCAGCCAATACACGTTGAAAAGCGGTGGCTATTGGCATTTACCTTTGGAAACTAAAATAAAGGCCTTAGATCAGTTAAAAATCCCTTATACAGTGTGCTAGGATGTGCCGGAACATTGGCTGTACTGGCAGAAGAATGTGAAACCGAACAAGAATGACTGCTGCAACCTTGAAAGACGGAGTATGAACAAAGATTTGATTATTAAAAAGCTGTCAAATGCATCTGACAGAAGCGGAGACCTTCTACTGAAGATGATGGACAGATACAACACCAACAGCCTGAAGGAAGTAACCGAAGAACAGGCGGTTGAGTTTTACGAATCAATGAAAGATGCAATCAACGAAAGGATATGAGAATGAACAACGTTTGCTTGATCGGAAGAATTACAAAAGATCCGGAAGTGAGATATTCACAGTCGGGAACTGCAGTGTGTAGATTTTCCATTGCGATTGACAGAGGAAAGGACAAGGACGGAAATGACCGTGGCGCAGATTTTCCAAACTGCATTGCATTCGGAAAGACGGCTGAAGCGATTGAAAGGTATTTTTCCAAAGGCCGGAAGATTGGCATTACTGGAAGGATTCAGACCGGAAACTATGAAAAGGACGGTGTGAAGCATTACACAACGGATGTTGTTGTTGACAGATTCGATTTCTGCGACAGTGGAAACGGAAACAGCAGCAGCGGATTCACGCAGCCTTCAGGAACTGCAAACAATTCAGGAATCCCTGAAGGGTTTGAATTGGTGGACGAAGAAGACATTCCATTTTAACGAAAGGCGGTAAAAATGAAGATCAACAAGGAAGATATCCACAATATGTGGACAAAGGGAGAAGGAAGTTATAATTCGCTCATTCATTGCATGGAAGAATTTTCTGAACTGGTTCAGGCAATTTCTAAGTTCATGCGATGGGATGAGAAAAACGAAGACGAAATGTTTGAATTTGTCGAAAACATCAAAGAAGAAATGGCTGATGCGTATATCTGCCTTGAAATGATTAAAGACATCTTATTCTTCAATGACATTGAAATGCAGAATGCATGCGATGAAAAGATGAAAAGAAATCTTGAAATAATCGGCCTGAAATGCTCATGCAGGGAATGTGCTTCAGAAGCCACAGAAAGCCGTTCTGACTACGAAAAAGCTGTTGAAGGTATGATTAATCATTGCAGCGAAGTTCTGCTGTCAAAACACGCAGAATATGCCACAGAGGACGATTTCCATAATTTCAATGTTGCTGCATCCATGCAGAACATCACACCTGAACAGGCATTAATCGGAATGATGGACAAGCACGTTGTTTCTTTGCATGACCTTGTAAACGAAGCAGCAGAAGGAAAGATTGTTCCTTCGGAAGTTTGGAAGGAAAAGATTGGCGATAACATCAACTATCTGCTCTTACTTTGGGCGATGGTATCAAGGGGCTGAACGGATGGAACATACACTGATCATTGATGGACAGCTGAACAACCTGAATGATTACACCAAAGCCTGCAGAACAAATCGCTATGCCGGGGCAAAGATGAAGTCTGAAAATGAAGCCATTATCAGCCTTTATATCAAAATGCAGATGAAAAATCTGCATTTTCCCGGCAAGGTGGCTTTGTCCTTCCGGTGGTATGAGCCTAACCGGAAAAGGGATTTGGACAACATCGCTTTTGCAAAGAAGTTTGTACTGGATGCGCTTGTGAGCAATAGAATTATCAAGGCTGATGGATGGAAATTTGTTACAGGTTTCACGGATGAATTTTTCGTTGATAAAGAGAATCCGAGAATTGAAGTGACAATCAAGGGAGTTGATTAAATTGGACAAATCAAGCGAATTGAAATTTACATCAATTTTGGTGAAGGAAATATTGACCGAAAACGCAAGGGCGAGAAACAGTGACAGCTATCTGTATTTGATGGTTCTGAAGGATATCGGAAGCAGAAACGGAATTGATGTTGACAATATGCCAGTTCCCGAACTGCTGACGAACATGAAGCAATATGATTTCCCGGCATTTGAAACCGTCAGAAGAACACGGCAGAAGCTGCAAAGAAGTTATCCTGAACTTGCAGGATGCAAGGCCGTTGCGGATCAAAGGGCAGAGAATGAAGAAGTTTTCCGTGAATATGCGAAAGGATAGAACATGATAAAAGTTGAAAATATTGATGTGTGGGGATTTGAACACGCAATAAGAGGGATGCGGAATCCAATGAACAGTTGGGATAAGAGTGACAGCGAATTAACTGTTATGAATCCATATGATATAGAGTTAGGATATTCCCTTGAATATGAATATATCATTGGCGAAAATGACCTTGACCTGATGCGCAGACTGTACAAAGGCGGTTCGGAACACAGAAAGTATCTCCGGCAGATTTTTGTAAGTATGGACATAACAGCACCTTTGTACTGGTGGAAGGAATTTGACACTTATAAGGTCGGGACAGTCGCAAACAGTTGCAGCACGATGCATCGAATTCATGTGAAGGAATTTACACTGGACGATTTCAGCAATGAACATTTATTGCCGGATGGAATTTGTCTTTTGGAAGATGTAATAGAGGTTCTTAATATCGCAAGAGACATATATACGAACTTCGACAAATACTACAAAGAAGGTAATCTCGTGAGTGAAGTAACGTGTAAAAAAGATGTCTGGTGGCAGATGATTCAGCTTCTTCCAACTTCATACAATCAGCGCAGGACGGTAACAATGAACTATGAAAACGTTGTGAACATGATTCAGCAGCGCACAGGCCACAAACTGGATGAATGGAACAATTTTGTTGAAGTTCTCAAAAGCCTTCCGTATGTTGAGGAAATCATGGAAATAAAGAACAGCTGAATATTGAAGAGGTTTGCTGATGTACTTGTATATGGTTGTAACAAATGACGAATACGAACTTCCGCTGATCGTTTCCGAAGATATTCATGATATCGCATGGTATTCAGGGAGCAGCGAAAGCACAATAAGAAGTTGCATAAACAGAGTTGAACAAGGAAAGTTGAAACGAAGCAAATTCCGGAAAGTTGAGGTTGAGGAATGGCAGAAAAGAGAATGTTCACACAAAAGATAATAGATTCGGATGCATTTCTTGATATGCCGTTGTCAACGCAGGCTTTGTATTTCCATCTGAATATGAGGGCTGATGATGATGGATTTGTAAACAATCCGAAGAGGATACAAAGAACTATCGGCGCATCTGATGATGATTTAAAGCTGTTAATAGCAAAGAGGTTTTTAATCTGCTTTGAAAATGGTGTGATTGTCATTAAGCATTGGCGGATGCACAACACATTGAGAAAAGACAGACACAATCCTACTCAGTATCAGGAAGAACTTGCAATGCTTGATGTGAAAGAAAACAATTCCTATACAGAAAAAAAGATTGATAATCAGTCAGATTATGAATGTGGCAACCAATTGGCAACCAATTGGCAACCAAATGGCAACCAGTTGGCAACCCAGTATAGTAAAGATAAGTATAGTATAGGTAAGGATAGTATATATATTATGTGCGATTCTGACGAATCACACGAAAAGGAAGAACCAACAAAAGCGGATATTAATAGTTTCTTTGAATCTTTGTGGAATCTTTATCCAGTCAAAAAAGGAAAAGGTCAGGTATCCGATGCAAAACGGAAAAAACTGTTTGAAATCGGCATGGATGAAATGCAAAGAGCAATCACAAGATACCTTGACGAACTGAAGAAGGATTCCGATTGGAGAAAACCGCAGAACGGTGGAACATTCTTCAACAGCGGTTATGTTGATTACTTAGATGCAAACTTTGAACCACAGGACAGAAGCGAGGGGAAGAAAAATGCAGCACAGACTGGAAGCAATCCTGAAAGCCCGTGGGGTAAACTTGGCATATACGTCTGAAGAATGGCTGCAGCATAAGGTTGAACGATACAACGCAGAGCCGGGCGATTTGACCGGGTATGACTGCCCAAAGTGCAAGAATAAAGGGCATATGCTTGCAGTGGTAAACGGATACGAAACCTACATGGAGTGCAGCTGCCTTGAAATCAGACGAAGTCTGCGGTTGATTGAAGAATCAGGAATCAAAAGCATGATGGAAGATTGCACGTTTGATAATTTCGTAGTTTCAAACAAGTGGCAGCAGAATCTGTATGACCGGGCGAAAGAGTATGCATCGCATCCTTGCGGATGGTTTTTTATCGGTGGGCAGGTCGGTGCAGGGAAAACACATCTCTGCACTGCCATTGTAGGCAGTCTGTTAAAAAGCGGTGTGAGGGCAAAATACTGCCTTTGGAGAGACGAAAGCACACGATTGAAGGGATTAGTCAATGAATCTGAATACGGTGCTGAAATCGCAAAATACAAGCTTACAGAATGTTTGTACATTGATGATCTGTTTAAAACAAAGAAAGGAGCAGATGTCACACCGGCGGATGTCAACCTTGCATTCGAAATCCTGAACTACCGATACAACAACGAAATGCTTACAGTGATTAGCAGCGAAAAGACGATGGAAGAAATCCTTGAAATTGATCAGGGGATCGGAAGCCGGATTTTTCAGATGTCGCAGGATTTTTCCCTGAGCATTGCTGCTGATCCTGCAAAAAACTACAGAATGAGGGTGAAAAAGTGAAGCAGCAGAAGAAGAAATTCGTGAACAACACAAGACAGAACAACAAAAGGGAAGCTGACATTCTGATCACTGCATCATACCGGGCTTTCATGCTTATGGGGATCATGGCATTGAGGGATGAATTCGGCTTCGGAACAGGAAGGATACAGCGGTGGATTGACAAGGTTGATGATCTGTTTGATAGCTACAACCGGGGCTATGTATCGCTGAAAGACCTGACAGAAACCATTGAATCAGAAACCGGGATTAAGGTGCTGCAATGATGGACAAGAAAGAATACATGCTGCAGGTGCGGAAACTTGACATGATGATTACAAACAAACTTGCAGAAGTGGAACATTGGAAATGCATTGCAACATCAACCACAACAGCAGCAGACGGTGAACGGGTGCAGTCTTCCGGCAGTAAGCAGAAAATGGCGGATGCGGTTGCAAGATACATAGACATTGAACGTGAGATCAACGCTGATATTGATAGGCTGATAGACAAGAAGCAAGAAATCATCCGGACAATTGAACAGCTGCCGACAGTTGAATATGACATTCTGCACAAGATGTACATTCAGAACATGGATTTTTACAAGGTTGCAGACAGTTACGGAAAATCATATTCGTGGGCTACATCAATGCATGGAAAAGCATTGAGTGATCTGCAAAAGATTTTGGACGGAAAGGAATGGGGAGAATGACGAACAAAGAGATTTTAGAAATTACAGATAAAATGCTGAAACGGCATTCAACAGGCGAGGGAGAGAAAATAAGAGAAACAGATTTCATTGAGTATCTGCTTAACGTAAAGACAGCCATATCATCAATACCGACATGGATTCCGGTAAAAGTAAGACCTACAACGGAAGAGGATGACATTGATATGGTAGCATACCCGTGGTTCTTAGACTTTCCTCTTCCGGATGAAGGACAAGAAATTCTTGTTTTATGTGGAGGTACTGTTGATAAAGACACAAACATGACCGACGATGGTGTCTCATATTATCTTGATGGATACGGAGATTGGGCAGAAGTGGACGCATGGATGCCATTGCCTGAACCGTATAAGGAAGGAGAGTAGGAATGAATATCGAAAAAATAGATTGTGCTATTCTGGATTTACGCAGCGAATGCGACAGCTATGCGTATGAACTCGGATGCGGAGAAAAAGAGCAATGCGAAAAATGCCACATACAAACAGCACTTGAAGCCTTGGAAAAACAGATTCCGAAGAAACCAATAGGTGACCTGAACAGTGTTCCGCATTATAGATGTCCAGCATGCAAAAAATCTGTTGTCTTATATGAGAACAGTGCAAGGCTTCCACATTGTCAGTGGTGTGGTCAGGCGATTGATTGGAGTTGGGAAAAATTATGAAACTGAAGGAAGCAATGAGGATATACAGAAGGATCTGTAAAAATAACAAAGATAAATGCAATGAATGTCCACTTGATGTGTTCGGAAGTTTATCATGCTTGCAATTTATGGTAGACAATACTGATAAGGCAGAAGAAGTTCTTGAGCAGTGGAACAGAGAGCATCCTGCTACTACGAACAGAGATAAATTCTTTGAAGTATTCGGGAAACAAACATACCATGACGAATGCTGCGAAATTTGTAACACAACATTCCCGTGTTTTAACTGTGACTGGTGGGATGAAGAATACAAAGAGCCGGTTATAAAATAATGTGAAAAGTTAGCAGGTTTTGCAAAAGGTTAGAATAAAATGTTTGCGTAATAATGTTATAGTGTAGATGTGCATAGAAACAAGCCAGTATACATCTTTATCTTATTAACACACAAAACAATGATCGAGCAAGAACAGTCGGAGAATCCGGCTGTTTTTGTTTTGCAAAAAATACAGAAAGGTGGTGTTGCAGGATGGCAAAGCTTACGGCAAAGCAGAAGCGGTTTTGTGATGAATACCTGATCGACCTGAATGCAACACAGGCTGCAATTCGGGCAGGGTATTCTAATAAATATGCAAATACAAATGCAAGTAAATTACTACAAATTACTACAATCAAAGAATATATAGATGCAAGAATGGCAGAAAAGGAATCAGAATTGATTGCGGATCAGGATGAAGTTCTGCGGTATCTCACATCAGTTTTAAGGGGAGAAAGCCAATCAACAGAATTGGTTGTTGAAGGAACCGGGGAAGGGTGCAGCGAAGCAAGAACGATATTGAAAGAGCCTTCAGAAAAGGATAGGCTGAAGGCTGCGGAATTGCTTGGTAAACGATACGGGCTTTATACAGACAAGATCGAACTTGATGCAGATACAGAACTTAACATCAATATTGACTACGGTGAATGATATGGCAAGGAAGAAGCAGTATGTCCGGCGAACGGAATATGAATACAGATGCATTGACGGAAACTGGACTGTGTTCCCGGTGGCCTATTGCACATATTATCATGGCGCATTGACACAAAAAATGATGAAGGTGCATGGATGCAAGAAACGGAATTGCCAAAGGATGAAGAAGGATGTTGAGTTTGAATGAACATAATTGTTCAGATGAATCCATGCTTCCGTGAAGTTGACAGGAGCAGAAAAAGATATATCGTAATGAAAGGATCAGCCGGGTCAGGAAAATCCGTTGACACGGCACAGAATTATATTTTACGGCTGATGAAGGACAAAGGCAGGAATCTTGTATGCATACGTAAATCTGACATAACGAACAGAGACAGTACCTATGCAGAACTTACAGGCGCATTATACAGAATGTTTGGTGATAAGGTTGACAGGTACTGGACAATCAAACAAAGCCCTTTGCAGCTGACCTGCAAGGCAAACGGAAATCAGATCATATTCCGGGGAGTGAATGACGAAAAACAAAGGGAAAAGCTGAAGTCAATCACATTCCAAAGGGGAAAACTTACGGATGTTTGGATTGAGGAAGCAACAGAGATTACACAGGCTGACTTTGAAATAATAGATGATAGATTGCGTGGCGCACTTCCTGCCGGGCAGTTCTATCAAATCAGAATGACCTTCAACCCGGTGAATAAAAATCACTGGATCAAGAAGGTCTTTTTTGATATTCCTGATGAAAACGTGCTGACACATCACAGCACATATCTGAATAACAGATTCATTGATGATGCATACAGGCAGCGAATGGAAAGAAGAAAGATCGTTGATCCTGAAGGCTATCAGATTTATGGTTTGGGCGAATGGGGAGAGATCGGCGGTCTGATTCTGAAGAATTGGGAAGTAAAAGAAATCAGCCTGAATCTGAATGATTATGATGATGTAGCAATTGGTCAAGACTTTGGATTCAACCATGCAAATGCAATACTATTGGTTGGAGTGAAGGATGATAACCTATACATTCTGAAGGAAGTGTATTGCTTTGAAAAGGAAACGGCTGAAATAATTCCTCTTGCAGAAGCTGCAGAAATTCCGAAAAATAAAGAAATGTGGTGCGATTCAGCAGAGCCGGACAGGATCAAGACATGGAAGAATGCCGGGTACAGGGCAAAGGGTGTTGATAAAGGCGGTTCAAACGGTTCTGTAAAAGCGCAGATTGACTGGCTGAAGGGTGTTGTAACGAAAAACAAGGTTGTAAGCAGGATGATCTATGTGCATCCGCATTGCGTGAATACAATCAAGGAATTGCAGCAGTGGAAATGGAAGAAGGACGAAAAGACCGGGGAATACCTGGATGAGCCTGTTGCATTTCAGGATGATGCAATGGCTGCGCTGAGGTATGGAATTGAACGATGGAGAAAACGAAAGAGGGTTATTGTTTAAGCATGAAAGGGTGTGAATTATGCTTACAGCGGAAGAAATAAAGCTGTTTCTTGATGAGGATGCAGCATCACAGCAGAAAAGGCAGGCCAAAGAAGGACAGGACTATTATGAAGGGAAGAATGACATCCTTGAATATAGGATGTTCTACTTCAATTCAGACGGAAATATTGTGGAAGATAAGACACGCAGCAACGTGAAGATTCCGCATCCATTCTTCACAGAACTTGTTGATCAGGCTGTACAGTATATGCTTTCCGGGAAAGATGGTTTTATTCGTTCGGACATACCTGATCTTCAGAAGGAACTTGATGCATATTTCAATGATAATGAGGACTTCACTGCAGAACTTTCAGAAGTTCTTACAGGCTGCCAAACAAAAGGCTTTGAATATATGTATGCATACAAGAATGCTGATAATAGGCTTGCTTTTCAGTGCGCTGATTCAATCGGTGTTGTTGAAGTCAGGGCAAAAGATACTGATGATGGATGCGAATATGTGATTTATTGGTACATTGACCGAATCGAAAAAGGGCATAAAAAGATTAAGAGAATTCAGGTTTGGGATAAAGACCAAACCTATTTTTACGTTCAGGACGGAGAAGGAAAGATTTCAACTGATGAATCAGAAGCAATCAATCCGAAGCCACACACACTTTATAAAAAAGAAGGTGATGAATCCACATACTATGAAAACTTTGGGTTCATTCCATTCTTCCGACTGGATAACAATAAAAAGAAATTCAGCAGCCTGAAAACAGTCAAAGAATTGATTGACGATTATGACCTAATGGCTTCAAGCCTTTCAAATAATCTGATTGATTTTGACACACCGATTCATGTTGTTAAGGGTTTTGAAGGTGACAGCTTGGACGAACTTCAGCAGAACCTGAAGACAAAGAAGCTGATAGGCATGGAAGCAACAGATTCCGGCGCAGGTGTTGAGATCATGACAGTTGATGTTCCTTTTGAAGCAAGGAAGGTAAAGCTTGAACTGGATGAAAAGAATATTTACAGATTCGGAATGGGGCTGAACACATCAGGTCTGAAGGACACAGCTGCAACAACAAATATCGCAATAAAGGCTGCTTATTCGCTGCTTGATCTGAAGTGCAGCAAGCTTGAAATCAGGTTGCGCCAGTTCCTGCGGAAGATACTGAAAGTAGTGCTTCAGGAAATCAACGATATCAACGGCACTGATTATCAGATGAAGGATGTATATTTTGATTTTGAACATGAAATCATGTCAAATGCACAGGAAAATGCACAGATTGACCTGACAAAGGCGCAGGAAATGCAAACTGTTATCAATACTCTGCTTTCATTGGCTTCTTATCTCGATAATGAAACTCTGATGCAGAATGTATGTGATGCACTTGATATTGATTATGAAGAAATCAAAGACAAGCTTCCTGATCCGGACGAAGCAGGAACAATGATTAAGAATGCAAATGCTACACTGGAAGGGGCTGCAGCCGTTGGCGGTGGTGTAATTGAATAAGAGACAAACGGAAGTCGAAAAGGCAAAGCTTGCAGCGGAAGAAAACGAACTGAAGCACCTGAAGGCCATATACAACAAAGCAGCTTCTGACATTTCAAAGAAGATTGCAATATCCAACGGGAAAATAAACGTGCTGCTTGCTGACTTTGATGATCTTGATGATGTGCAGAAATCAATACTGCAATCACAGATATATCAGCGAGACTTTCAGAAATCGCTGCAGAAGCAAATAGACGGCTTTCTGAAGGACTTAAATGACAAGCAGTATGAATCAGTCAATGAGTATTTAAAAGACAGCTATAAAACCGGATATATAGGCACGATGTACGATATTGCCGGGCAGGGCATACCTTTGGTAATTCCGATTGATCAGAAGCAGGTTGCAAAGGCAATGACACACAACACGAAGCTGTCAAAAAAGCTGTATACACGGCTTGGCGAAGATGTTGACCTGCTGAAAAAGCGAGTTGCAAACAACATTTCAAGGGGCATTGCAACGGCTGACAGCTATTCAAACATTGCCAGGAATATTGCAAATGGAACAAATGTAAGCATAAACCGGACAATGACGATTGCACGCACGGAAGGCCACAGAATACAGGTGCAGGCAACAAATGATGCACAGCATGATGCAAAGGACAAGGGCGCAGATGTTGTCAAGCAATGGGATTCAACACTTGACGGAAAGACAAGACCGCATCATAGGCAACTTGACGGACAGATCAGGGAACTTGACGAACCTTTTGAAGTTGACGGAATGAAAGTGATGTACCCTTCTGATTTTGGAAAGCCGGGAGAAGATATCAATTGCAGATGCGCACTGCTGCAAAGGGCAAGATGGGCATTAGGCGAAGAAGAATTGGAAACGCTGAAAGAACGTGCTGAATACTTTGGACTTGATAAGACAAAGGATTTTGATGATTTCAAACAGAAATATCTGAAGGCTGTTGAAGCTGAAAATGTCGATTACAAAGCGACATCAAAAACCAAAAAAATGGTTGAAACGGCTGACAAAAATGTGTATAAAGAAGGTGTAAAATTAGATATTTCCAATTTTTCACCAGTATTCACAGCAAAAGCAGAAGTGAAGAATACACAGAAGCTTGTTGATTATGTGAATAATCTTGAAGGCTCAAATCCAGCAGTCATGAAACTGTACAACAGTATTGGAAAGCTTGAAAAGTTTGACGAAATGGGGATTGATTTCAAGATTTCACATGCAAGCAGCCATGCTGTAAGCACAAGAGCATATTATACAGGAAAGATTGCTGAAGTAAAGCTGACAATTCCGAAGCTTTCTGGTGATAATTTAGCAGGTCAGGTCAATACAACACTGCATGAAAATATGCACCTGATTGACATGATGCTGAAGGAAAAACCAGATAGCACAAGCGGAAAATGGTTTAGTGCTGCAAGTACATCATTGGTTGATGCTTTCAAGAAAACTGATGAAAGCATCGGTGACGAAATAAAAGCGATGTTTGAAGCACATGACAAGGAACACAAGGCAATTACTGAAAGGCTGCGTGATGCATACAATGTTGAGCATGAAAAGCTTGTACAGAAGTTTCTTCCTAATGGTGCATGGGGTGAAGGTGCTAATTATAAAGAGTATCAGAAGCAACAGAAGAAGCTGCACAAGCTGATTTTTGATGAACAAAGGGATTATGAATCCAGAAACATCATGGGCGGTGGCATCGGGAACTTGCAAGACATTTATGATGCACTTTCAGGCGGTGAATTCAGTGAAAAAGGAATTGTGAAGTATGGACACGGCAGAAGATATTACAAGAATTATGAAAACAGGAT